TTAGCTCCTATTAGGTCAGGCCAGCAACACCAATGCTGCCGTATTGATGCGCATTGATCTTTACGACGACTTGGGCGAAGTTTTCACCTATCGTATTGTTGGGCGCGTTATACAGGCCAACAATCTTTAGGACCAGTGTGTTAGTAGTCAGAATGGTGGACGAATCCAGTTCCATTGCAGACAGACCAGTAATGTTGCTGCCTGCGGTAGCTGTAACGCCAGCGTTCTGGCCAATATCGGCTTGAACGATGTCCTCATCAGCCTGAATAACATACAGCTGATTAGGGTCATCAATCACATCGGCAATGATTTGGCCCGAAGTGATGTTCACCGAACCCGGATAATAGTTCTTCCAAGTCGGCTTGCCGGTAGTGGGATCAATGTAGTTGCAACCGTTAAATACACCAACAGCCGTAGCATGAGTGCCGGTGACGTATTTAACAAGGTAGCCAGCTACAAGAGTGACTAGGTCACCCTGATAGATAGCGCCCGATTGGTTGTCCGCAATGACATAGCCATACTGCTTCTGAGCACCAGTAGCAGACAGGTTGCCAAGAGGACGCAGACCAAAGGCTTTATCGACGTTTGCCATTTGTCTATTCCTTAAAAAAGATTACTCATCAGCCTTCGGACTTCCGAAGACTGTTCTTGACTGACGTGACGGCTTGTTGATGCGCATGCTGTCATGAGCATTTGCCTTCATCAAGTCGTTATCAACAGCCTGCATTTGATCTCGTGAACGCGAGGTGTAATACGCATTGCGCTCTGCTACTGTCTCCTCAGGAATTCGTGCCAGCAGCAAACTTCCCACGCCGAGAACCCCGGCATGTCGGTTGCCATCCATCGGAGTGCCAAGAAAGTCAGGGTATTCGTCGGCACGTACCAACTCATATCCCTCACGCAGGCGAGAAGCAACATTGATACGATCATCGTATCCATTAGCTTCTGCTCTGATCCAACGATGCTTATAGCCCGGAGGAGCAGGAGGCGCATCCAGTTTAGAAGGAGGAGCCCACGGCTTACGGCGCGCAGTTGCGGTACGGCTATCAGCTTCCCGCGACTTGCGATTTAATGAAGGCACGTCAATTTTGTCCATGGTCTTAGTCCTTAACGTATTTAGCGTATTCCTCTAACGGAACACCGAGTTTTTTGGCAATCGCTACCTGACTTGGGGTCAGTTTCACGCTGCGGCGCGCACTACTAACTCCCGACGAACGGGTTGCAGGAGCAACGGAATGCGCGGACCGTGCTCTCTGTTGTTTTTGCTGCGGCGCAGCAGGAGCGTTTTCAGATGGGAATCTGTGAGGAAACGCTTCGCGCATACGCCTGTCTAACTCATCATAATACTCATCCGATTCAGGGTCAAATCGTTCATTAGCAACTAATTGACGATGGAGCCCCAAAACAGCATGGGTCATGGCAGTGTCCGTCCCAAACCACGGGTTTCGTTCTGCCCATTCCTCGGCACGAGGGTCAGGTTCGCGGGCAGGCTGCTGTACCAGCTGCTGTTGCTGTACCGCCTGACGCTGCTGTTCCTGCTGCGCCGCAACCTCTTCTTGATGCTGCCTTTGCGCCGCTGCCTGCTGAATCTGGCGCTGATCCATCATGATGGCAGTCAACCGCTCCTGCGCATCAGTCTCTGTATCCAGATCACCCTCTTCGCGGGCCTGCCGAATAATCTGTTTCAAAGCAGCGATTTGGGTATCTATACGGGTTTTTGCCTCGTATAAACGCTCCGTATCCGTCTGGCGGAACTGCTGCTCTAACTGGGCCGCACGGCTTTGAACGCTTTTGGCATACTCCAATGCCGCCTGCTCACGACGCTCAGTCTCCCGTAGCCGCGCTGTTAACTTTTCTATACGCTTTCGGACGTTGGCGCTGTAATCGTCCATTTCCTTCGACTGCTGCTTCTGCTCCTCCGAATTTTGAGGCGCGGAAGACTCAACCTCAACCTCTGGAGCTTCAACAGCATCGGCTAGTACCGCTTCCGAGCCGTCTTCGTTCATTTCTACCGTGGCAGGATTCTCATCCTCGCCAATATTAAACTCTAGTTGTTCATTTGACATGGTATTTCTCCTTATTGCAGATGGATGATGTCTTCAGGATCACCAATTGTCGCCAACACTTCGTCATCGTTGATGATGCGGATTTCTCCGCCTTCAATTGGGATACGCGAACCCGCATATCGCCCAAAAACAATCCAATCCCCTGCCTTGCACCACGGGCCGTCAGGAAACTTGCTTTCATCACAGTACGCCAAAGGCCCAACCTCAAGCACATAAGCACAGGTTGTGGCCAACTGCGTCTTTTTCTGTGTTTCCTCAGCTATGGCAATGCCACCCTTGGTCATTCTGGCACCGCGATAAGGCAAAAGAGAAATACGCCAACCAGTCGGACGAGGCAAGCGGTCACGGATACCCCCGTTTAGCTTTTCTTCATCCAATTTCCCTTCATCGGTAAACACATCGTCTACTGTAGGTCCTTTATGCTCCTGCTCTTCCATCCACTTGCGTTCCAAAGCAGTCAAACCGGCCTGCCTTTCTTCTACCGCTTCCATGTAGCCTCCTTCAGGGTTAATAGTCTTCACTACTCTTCTTGAGTCGATCTTTAATAATCTCCTCAAGCAAATTCAACCCTTCCAGACGGCCCATCAGGAAACGATAACGCTCCATGTTGGCAACAGAACCATTTAAAACCATTGATTCAGTGTCCGACCGTAAACTTCTCAGGTCCTTGAGAATTGCTTCCGCAAATTCCAGCATGGTAAATCTCCATGAGAGCAGACGGTTTAAAGCCACCGTCTGGAAAGCTTGAAAATCAATAAATCTTGACAGGATTGTTCCCGTCTTTCTTCTTCACAATCATCGCAGGGCCCTGCACACCCTTCATCGCCCCGCCTTTTGCCATCTTTTTCGACTTGCCCGCAGTAGTCAATGCAATCGCTACCGCCTGCTTGACCGCCGCCTTCTTACTCTTAGGCTTGCTGGTCCCTATCGAACCACTCTTCTTGTACTTTCCAACCATCTCACTGATGTTGCCAGAGATAGTCTTCTGACTAGACCCTTTTTTAAGAGGCATTTCTAGCTCCCTGTTGTTGGTTAATCTGATTTAACCGCTCTCTTGCTACATCCGCGCGCAACACAGCAATGTTCTCTTGCGACTGAACACGCGCCATATTAGCCCTTTGCACTTCCGCCGCCTTTTGCTTCTCAACCTCTAACTTTGCTGCATCCAACTGAATCCGCTGCGTGTCAGCCTGAGCACGTTGCTGAATCTCAGCTTCTTTGAGTTGGACAATCGGGTCAGGACCCTCGCCACTAAGCTGCGATTGGATTTGACGTAGCTCCATCATGCCCTCTGCAACCTTAACAGCGATCATGCCCTCCTTCTGGATTGCAGAAACCATCCTATCCGGGTCAGCACCATACTCGGTAAACAACTGCGCCTCCACTATCTCCTCAGCCTTCTTGCGGACATGCTCCAAAATGTGCTTCTGAAGCGTCATCGCAGCCTGTGGATTAGCCTGCAACATGGGAGACATGCCCATAACAAGATGCGACAGGATATGAGCGTCGTGCTGCTGCCCCGAAAAGGCCTTCAACTCCATCATGTCCAAAACATCTGCGTTTTCCTGAGCAGGGTCCTTTGGCATCTGCGTATTCTGCGGCCTCAAAATGCCGTCTATGTCCCTGACATTCATTGCAGCATATACACGGTAGTACGCTTCGTACATGTTGTGCATCATGGGCGCAGTTTGCGCCAGCTGCAACTGCGTTTGCGCCAAAGTGATCCTCTGAGCGACTGAAAATATGTTGGGGTCTGCAACAGGAAGGACTGCAACCAGTTGGTTGAAGTCTTGTTTCTTGATTTTTCTAGACGCGCCCGGTACTTCATAGGGATACTCATCCGGAAGATACTTTCCAAAGCCCTTAGCCAGCAGCTGGAACTCGATTTTTTGAGAATAATGCAGGCGTTTGTGGATCGCCGACATCACCATCGAACCTTTTTCCAACAAAGCGATGGTTGTGCCCACCGCTGCCATCTGATTGCCCTCACCTACCTGCATGTCAGCAATCGAAGCCAAGCGTTTGCCCGCGTCAACAACAAAACCCAACAGCGCAAACAGAGTTTGACTCGGCTCCTTGTACGGCAGCGGCAATAACGACGCCGTCAACTCCGCACCACCCGCGTCAATATCCCTCCACTCACCCGGCTGGATAGGATTATCGCTATCCGCGATCCTCGCACCCTTGGCTTTGAAGCCCGCAGGCAGGTTTGACAGCGTTCCAGCGTCCAACAATTGCCGCATCGCAGCTGTTGCCGTCTTCGACAAGCC